AAAATAAACGTTTATTTTTTATTACCAAACAATTTCCGAAAATTTTATACTATTTTTTTTAATCAAGTCAAATTGTAGTCCCTAGGGGAATTAAGAAAACGTATTTAAACTATTTATTTTCAATATTTTATAAAAACGGTTGTTCCGCTTTCGTTCCGAAAAATATTTTTAACTACAAATAAGACAAGTAAACAATTTATGTCCAGAAACGAAAACAGGACGATTGATTAATAATAAATTTTATTTTTTTGCTAATTGTTCCGATAATTTGGAACGGATTATTTTTGAAGAATCGCCAATATTCTATCGTTTTGAGATTTTATTACGTGTAATAATTCAGCGTTTTCTTTTTCATATACTTCTCCTTTCTCATTAACAAATGAATCAGGATTAATCTTAATTAATTTTTGAGGAGTTTCAATATGATCTTTTAAAAAATAATTCAAATCTATATCTGCATCATACTTCAACCATTTCATTAAAAAAATATGTGTTGGCGTTCTTGGATTTGTTAAACTGGTGAAGTAAATAATAGATTGTATATCGTGTCCGATCAATTCAGAAAATTCTTTTTTAGTAAGCCCTCTCTGTTTGATGTACTCTGCTAATTTAATATTAAATGTTTTCATATATTATTTGGTTTAATTCTAAATTATATCATTTGACAATTTAATATTTGTTTTATATAACATTTAACGTACTTTTGCTATACAAAATCAAACATAATCAAGACAAATTTAAACAACATAACAATTTACGTACTATGCAAACGCATAAAACCATAAAAAAACTTTTTAACGAGTATTTACCAAACAATTACAAAAGACAAATTTGTGAGGATTTAGGGTTAGAATATAACTCTAACATGGAACAAAAAATATATCGTGTAAAAGTGGGAATTATAAAAGACAACGATATTCTGAACGCATTGGTTGATTTGGCGATCAAACAAAAAAAAGCGGAGCGTAAATTATTAAACAAAATAAAATAACCAAAACCCTTTTAGCAAAATGATGAATCAATCGTATTATCCAGGAATGTTAACTTCCGACATAGAATTTTTCTTTCAAGGAGAAAAAACTATGGTAATGACAGAAGGCTCAATCAAGTCTTTTGATCAGATTTCAGAAAATATTAAAAAAATACTTCTTACTGAAATATCAAAAGATGATGAAGTAGAACGTATACTTCACTCTTTACATCCTACTAATCCAATTAAAAGATTAGAACAATTTACTAAATGCCGTTTCGGAGGATTAGATTTTTCTGCAGATATAGATCATGCCGGTAAAATACAAAAAGGTGAGTATTGGGATTGCCTGTTACGTGGTAATTGCAATGCTGAAGGTAAATTGTGTAAACATATCAAATATAATAACAGCATTATTAACGATGATGAAATCAAGTTAATTAAAATGTTAGTTACAGATGCGACAAACGAATGTATTGCCACTCAATTAAAATTACCTTATGGCACTTTGCATTATAAAAAACGTTTGTTGTACGAAAAACTTGAAATAGCGACAAAACAAGAATTAACCTTGTTTGCAGTCCGTTTCAATTTGGCACAACCAATACATTAAACGTCATATAAATCAATTAATTCTTCTAATGAAAAAAAAGCATTATAACACTACTAATGGAGCTGAACCAAATTATTCATGGAGTAGATTTTTTAATATCTGTTGTTCACCAGAAGAAGCATTTGAAAAAACAAAAAAAGAATGGAGAAGATCACAAAAGAAGAAAAGAAAGTAGCTTGGAAAGTCCTTGATGCTTTGCAAAATGTAATTCCTTCAAATCAATCATTATCAATAAAAAAAGTATTTGAAAGATTTGATTTAATACAAGAACTAAAAGACCAAATCGATGTCAGAGAAACGGAAGAAAAGTTATCCACAAAATCGATATTACCTTACGCACAAGGTAAAAAAGAAGTTAAATGCGAGGATATGCAACAATTCAAGAACCGTCTTTGTTCCATATTCAGTTTCGACAACAAACATTTGGATAGTCCAATTAAGAGATAAGTATAATTATCAAATACAATTAGAAATAATATGAACCAAAACTCACAATTTCAAGCGATAGATGCTTGGTTAAAAAACTGGGCAGATTTCTATAACAATGAAAAATAATTTTAAACTCATTGCATGGGATATCGATTACGAAGTATTTCGTTGCACGAAATGCGGTTATACTTTCCAAACGAGTATTGGAAAGCAAAAAAATTTGTCTAACACTATAACAAAAAACAAATGAAAAATAACAAATTACATTTTTCTGATCTATCCACAAAAGCTAAGAATAGCTTAACTGATTATTATTGGTTTGTTGTTGGAGGTAAAAAAATCTATTCAGATATAACATTTGCTGACTTAGAACCTATTGACCTTAATAAACTTTCAAAACTTCGAAACGTAGGAATTCTAACACGAAAAGAAGTTGAACAATTTTGTAAAGAAAATGCGATAGAATATCGCCATTACAAAAAACCGATAGACAATAGAGAAAGAAACAAAAAACAGAGAAAATTGGTATGAAAAGATATTTCACCGAGAATAGAAAAGAAATTACAGACCGAGTAAAAAACGGATTAACTGTTATTTTCTCAACGCGTTTAGAAGCCGAAAAATATGCACGACTAAAACGTTCATATCCATTCGAAGTATTTAACATAGACTTTAAACCAGTTGGTTGGGGAGTCGCAAAATAAAATAAAAAATAATGGCAATCAATAAATTTCAAATTATCGGAAATGTAGGAAGCGATCCTAAATTACATTCCTTCGAAGGAAAGGATCAATTATCAATTCAGTTTTCAGTTGCTGTTACAAAAACGTGGAAAAACGCACAGGGCGAAAAACAAGAACATACGACTTGGATTCGATGTACACGCTACACAAAAACACAAGAATTAGCTAAATACATCAAGAAAGGAGATCGTATTTATGTAGAAGGAGAAGCCTTTGCATCGGCATACATAAAAGATGGAATAGCAGAACCAGTTTTAGAAATGCGTGTCAATAAAATTGACTTTTTAGAACGTAAATCTTCTACAGCAACTCCACCCGCTCCAGATGATGTTCCTCCAAGTGATAACGCAGACGACGATTTACCTTTTTAATAAATTATAAAAACTATAAAAATGTCTACAAAAAATAATATACAAGATACTTATGTATTAGGCTTAAATGAATTAAATGAAATTGCTTTCTTTAAAACCTACAATTACGAATCTGAGAAAGATGAAGCTCAAAAAGATTTAGAGCATATACGACAACAAGGTTTAACTTGGGAAATAGGTGAATTAAAAAATAAAATTCAAGATTTATTAAATATTAATAAAAAGTGGAATGACTTAGAAGCTCAAATAGCTACTTATTACGAAGAAGATGAAGATGGTTGTACACAAAATGAATGGTGCTTAACTGAAATAGGAGAAGATGCAGCTGGAGCTTTTGGCTTTATGTAATTCAAAAACATTTTTCAGCAAACCTCTCCGGAGGTTTGTTTTTCACTCACAAAACTTGTACTATGTCTTTAATTAAAAAAGAATTTTATCAAAACTTATTGGCAGACATCAATATTCTTGATGTTATGAAAGGTGAAAATCCTACTCAAAAAGGTAGCCAATGGTTTTGTAAATCGCCATATAACACAGAGCAAACGGCATCATGTCATATTAATATCAAAAAAAATAAATTCATTGATTATTCATCTGGGAAAAGTGGAAATGCGATCACGTACTTGATGGATAAGAAAAACTTAACATTTGTAGAAGCTGTACAAGAATTAGCCAAATTAGCGAATAAAGATGTTGAGTACGAATCGGAAGAAGCTGCTAAAGCTTACGCAGAAAAACAAGTAAAAAAAGCAGAGTTACAACCTTTGTTAGATGCAGCACATGCAGCCTATCAAAAAGCATTGTTTTCTTTACCTCGTAATCATGCTGCATGGGAAGAAATATTTTTCAGAGGTTATTCGGAGCAAGATGCAAAAATCAAAAAACTTGGTTTTGCTCCAGGTAATCAAACTATTTACAACATTGCAAAAGAATTAGGGAATGTAGATGGCGCAATTGAAATTTCATTATTAAATGAAAAAAATAATGACAGAGATTTCAATCGTTTGGTTTATCCATTGTATAATGCAACGGATAAATTAGTTGGTTTTGCCACTCGAAATCTTGATAAAGATGTAAAGAAATCAAAATTCGCGAAATGGATTAATTCGAAATCAAGTACATTATTTGATCCAAGTAAATTTCTTTACGGATTAAACAATGCTTTTTCTTCAATTAATAAAACAAATACGGTTTGGATTGTTGAAGGTTACAATGATGTAGAAGCTTTTCAAGATCACGAAATTCCAAATACAATTAGTCCATGTGGAACTAAATTAATGGATACACAGATAAAAGAAATTGCGAAATATGCGAAGAAAGTTTATCTGTGTTTAGATGATGACAAAGCAGGAAAAGCTGCTACAATAAAAGATATTGAAAAGTTTTTACAATTAAACTTTTCAGTTTTTACGTGTAATTTACCAGAAGGACACGATCCGGATTCGTATGTACGCGAATTAAAACAAAAAGATTTTCGATTTCAATTTACGGATGAAGAATTAAAGGCAAGTTTCAACAAAAATTCATTGTTAATTCAACATTTTGAAGATAATGGTTTCATCAAAACTGGATTTGATGAGTTATGTGATTTCTATCTAAAAGGAAAAGACAGCATTACCAACCAAGAAGGTGCGAAAGATATATGTTACATCATAGCTAAAGTGAAAGATTTAGGATTTAGAGAAAATTATAAATCTACTTTAGCTACACGTTCAAAAATTAAAGCTTCAATCATCAACACATGGGTGAAAGAATTTGAACAAGATGCATTAGAAGCTGCTTTAGCAAAAAATCCTGATTACAATTGGCCAAGTGCTTTGAAAGATGAACCAATCGAAAAGCATTTGCCAATGATCAGAAAGTACAATTTCTTTCAAGCAAAGAACCAAATTTGGATGCAGATAAATGATGAGAAGCCTTTCCGTTTCAAATCAGTTTCTAATTTCTCTATCGAAGTTATTCAGCATATGCACGATGAAAATTTCCCTAAGAAATTAATTCGTGTAAAGAATATCTATAACAACGAACGTATTTTCGATTATAGAGCTGACGCCTTAGTAGCAACGCAAGATGTACGTAAGATGTTAGCAAATCAAGGAAACTTCAAATGGAAAGGCGATGCAGATAATTTAGAAAATTTAACAGATTTTCTTTACGATGATATGGGCGATGGTGAGCAAATTACAGAATTAGGTTGGCATCATGATGGTTTTTGGTGTTGGAATAATATAGTCACTGTACCTGGTAAAGAAAGTATTAAAATTGATGAAAACGGCGTATTTCAATTCAATGATAAAACCTATTATGTTCCTTCAGCGAATAAAATTTATAGAAAGAGTTCATCTAAATATGTTTCACAAAAAAAGGTAATTGTACAAAATGCTCAACAACCTTTGGGAACCTACTTAGAACAATTATACAAAGTTCACAGAGAACACGCAATAACAGGAACAATGTTTATGATATCGACAATTTTTCAAGACATCGTTTTCAAACATTATAATTTCTTTCCGATGGTTTTTCTTTACGGAAATGCAGGAACTGGAAAAGATGAGCTTTCGTATTGTTTGCGATCATTCTTTGGATTTCCACAAACACCCAATCCAGTAGGTTCTAATTTATCAACGAGTAAATCTGCTGTACGTGTATTGGCAGAATTTAAAAATATGTTAATTCAGTTTTCTGAGTATACACCAGGAAATGAAAAGAATGATGAAACATTCAAAGAATTTTGGAATAAAAACGGATACAAGCGAGGAACTATTGCACAAAGATATTCAACAGAAGAAGTTCCAGTAGATTGTTCTATTCTATTTACATCAAATCAATTTCCAACCAACTTGGCGTTAATTACTCGTTTGTTAACGGAACAAATGATGAAAAATAAATTTACGATAGAGGAAGGTAAAGAATTTGAGAAATTAATGGATATGACAAAACCTGGTATTTCATCTTACACAGTAGAAATTTTACACTTACGTGGAATTGTAGAAGAAAGTTTTAAAGAAAAATACCAAACATTTATTCAAGGATTAAAGCAAATGACTGACTTTGCAGATTTAGAAGGTCGTATCATTCAAAATATAGCCGTTATGGGCGCATTTTATGATTTATTGAGAGATTATATCCATTTTCCTTTTACACGTGCAGAAATGATTTCTCATTTCACACAGATGGCAAAACATATACGTAAGAAATTACAAACAAGTTCGCTAAACGCGAAGTTTTGGGATTGTTTCTACTCATGTGTTAAAAATAGAATGAATGGGGATTATATATTAAAAGTAGGAAAAGACTTAAAAATCGACGGGGATCAAATGTATTTTAATTACAAGGCTGTTTATGACAAGGTTTCGGATATATGGTTCCGTAAACACAACGAAATTGCGCCAAAAAACTTAACGTTGCTACAAGTATTAAAAGAGGACGAAGCTTTTGTAACGTATAAAGACAACGGAGTTGTATTTACGGATATAGAAAATCCTAATGAGAAATTAAAAACATCAGCATTAATCTACAACATGAATAAAATAGATGTTGGCAGAGATATTTTGAACGCAGCAAATTGGCAAATAGAAGAATCTAAAAGTAAACAAAACTCTTTAGAAAATGCATCCCCCCCGCACGCCCCTAAAGATGTTGATAATAAAGAAAATCAACTCGCGATTTCTGCAGTTAATAATATTCCTGAAGATGATGATTTGCCATTCTAACTGACATATTTTTTTTATTAATGCGTCAGTAATATATAGATGTAGTGCTTTTCTACTTCCCCTCTTTCCCCAAAAATATAAAATATTAAAAATCAATAAAATAAATATTAAAATAATGGTGGAAACTATGGAGAAGTTACCCGAAAGTACCCGAAGTATAAAACATGTTTCGGGTAGCTTCCACTCGATACAAAATATAAGTAATTGATTATCAGTAAAGGGGAAACGTGGAAACTTGTGAACCTATATATAACAAAAAACAATTTTTAAATAACAAAATACACAAAATGGAAAAATACACTTACGTAAGCAATGAGTTGCGCCAAGCATTTCCAAATGATTTGAAAATGCGGAAAGATGATAAGATCACCTTAAAAATAAATATCCTGGTATGGATAAAAAGAATAGATAATAAAGTCATTGATTTTTTTGGACCAATTGCACTAGATGGAAATTCGTCTAAAAAATTATTAGATCAGATTAATAGTCTACTAAAGGAAGGTCGAGTATTTATCACAAAACAAAGTTTTGAAAATATACCAGATAACATTGTCGAATCTAATTATAGAACAAATGATAATATTTAGCACAGCAGATGTTTACAGAATGAAAGAAATCATCAACGAATGCGATTCTGTAGATGAAGTAGTCCAGTATTGTGATTTATTTCGACAATATATCAACGAAATTTTAGGAATGAATTGTCTTTCATTCTCAATAAAAGAAGATTTAAAAAGAACAGCTAATCAAAAAATTAATCAGTTATGAAAAAAAAAGGAAATGTACAAGATAGTTTAAAAATAGAATTAGTAAAAAAGAAATTATGATAGCAAACGAATTAAGAAACGGATATGTTGATGAAAATGGCAAAACACAGTTTGAAAAACTGTACTAAACACAATTAAAAATTATGACAAAAGATATTATCAGCGAAGTTTACAATATGGACTGCATTGCAGGAATGAAACAATATCCTGACAAATACTTTGACTTGGCGATTGTTGATGTTCCTTATGGAATTGGAGAGGATGGAAGTAAAAACCACACAAGAAGTGTAATCGCTAAAAGTAAAAACTACAAGGCATTCTATGGAAATGATTTACAGCCACCAAATTTGGACTATTGGGAAGAACTTTTTCGTGTTTCAAAAAATCAAATAGTTTGGGGAGCAAATCATTTTATTTCAAAACTCCCTTATGATTCCCCTTGTTGGATAGTTTGGAACAAAGATAATGGTGCTACTGATTTTGCAGATTGCGAGCTTGCTTGGACTTCATTTAAGACTGCTGTTAGAAAGTTCGACTTTAAATGGCAAGGTATGCTTCAGCAGGATATGAAAAACAAAGAGCAAAGAATACACCCTACTCAAAAACCTATAAAACTTTACGAATGGCTTTTAATGAATTACGCAAAAGAGGGCGATAAAATATTAGACACTCATTTAGGTAGCGGTTCTTCAAGAATTGCAGCTTACCGAAACGGATTTGATTTCGTTGGATTTGAGATTGACAAAGATTATTTTGAAGCGCAGGAAAAGAGATTTAAAACGGAGCTAATGCAACCACGACTTTTTTAAGCGGTCGCAATGTAAAAAGCAAAGGCTTGGAAAAACTATATTGTATAACTATCCGATTGACGCAACTGAATTATGAAAGAAATAAAAATAACACAAAACACTTATATTTTTAAGATATGAAATACCCAAAGCCAAAATTATTTAATCCTACAAATAAGGATTTAAAAAGAGCTGCAAATTTAGTAGCGACAAACTTAACTGGAAACGTGCAAATAGTACTTCCAGAAGTTAAAATTAAAGGAAAAAAAAATATTAAACACTGAAGTATTATATATATCGTTGTCGAACCGTAATGTAAATGATGATTAAATGAAAAAAGAATTAAAAAACAAAGTATTTAAACAATGGATAATTGTTCGAAATGAATTTATTGAAAATAAAAATCAAGCACTAACTGATATTATTGAGAAGCACGATCTTTCTGTGCATTTATCAAAAATATTAGTTGAATTAGAGCTACTGAAAAGTTTCAATATACAAAATGGGTATAAAAAAACAGTATCATCTTGGAAGATCATCAATGATATTACTGATGAGATGAAATTTAATATTCATTACGCAAAAATTAAAAAAGTGAGATTAATTTATGTTTTCGACAAAGAGAATAAATTAATTTTTGCAGATAAAAATATTGCCGAATTAACGAGGAAATATCAAGTTTCGTATAAACAAATTTTAAGAAGCATTGAAAATAAAGCAATAATCAATAATTATTATTTTTCTGAAAATGCAGATTTTGTTATACCTGTGATTGATAACGTTAATATACCTGAAAAAAAAATAAATAAAGTAGAAAAGAAAGTTTCTAAAAAAGTATTAATAGGTAGTCTTGAAGATAAATGGGAAGAAAAAGATAGAGCAAAAAGAGTTTTAGATTTTGCTAAAAGTTTAAATAAACCAGTACGTTTCATTTCAAAAAAAGAAGCTTTTCAAAATAGTTTAAAAAGAGACTTCAATAAGTAAAAAAAAACAAAAGCCAATCAAAATGACTGGCTTTAGCTCGACCAGGGACACCCCAATCCTTTGTAATATTATGATGTAAATATAATAAAAATTTACTAAAAAAAATTTAAACAATAACATAACAAATAACACTATTGAACGGTTTTTAATAGTGTTTTTTGTTATATTTGTATTATATCCAATTCGCTATGTTTCAGAACAATCAACCTTCAAAATTTATTTGTAGTATCAATTTGTATTTAAAAGATTCAAAAGCGGTACCGGTACCGTTATTTCATCCAGAAAACAATCAACATGGAATCTACAATACATTGATCAAAGGCTCTAAGAAAAAACCTCGTATATCACGAATAGATTTTTCTTTCTCCGAGAATTTCAATGAAAACAGAGCGGGCGGATATTATTCAATTTCGTGCAGCTTCAAATCTAAGAACACAAACAATAAACGTGCAATTAATTTAGATCAACTAAAAGAAGTTCATTACATCGGTTTAGTTTATGCAGATGGCACAGAAATGATAATTGGTAGAAATGATCGTGAACAGAATTCTAAACCAACCTTATCTATATCATCCAATGAGAATTTTACAGAAGTATCGTTTTCGTCAAATTCTATATTTCCAGTTGCACAAAATAATACCGTCAACACAAATTATTCGTTTACATATCCTTTTATTTATTTCTAAAATTATCGCATCATGAGTACTGTTTTACCTATAGAAATCAAGCCATATTTGGTTCACGTTCTTTTTAAATTTTTCGAAGGCAAAGAATATTCTTACAATGGTAAGAATGTAAAAACTATAAAAGTAGATTTATCCAGTTCAGTTGGGCGTTGGTTGCGTTCGCATTGCATCAAAGCAAATCGACCAACAAAGCCAAAATTTTATAATTTGGTAATGGAAATGCCGAATTGTGCAACCGACAAATGGAAAGGCACAGCGCATCAATATGTGAATGGACGAAATCATTTTCTCAAATTACCAGAAGAATTTGTAGACGATTTCAATCATTTTTTAGAAGATATTTACCGTACACGTGTTTGTGCTTTTCTGGAAGGTTACGAAATGCACGGGACCATAAAACAAGGGATCAGAGATTTTATGAAGAAATATGATCTCGAAGAATATGATCAAACCTTAGAATCGATTGAACGATTGTATATGCGAGAAAAAGAAAACACTACGAAATTTGAACGTTTTCAACATAAATGGACACACAATATGGCTCAATAATAAATAGATGCGTCAGTTAATATAACAAATTAACAATATATTTTAGATTAAATCAACGATATGAGTGTTAGTTATCCAGTATGGATTTATAAAAAAGAAGGTTCTCCACAATCTCCTGAAGAAATGAATGATTTGACAACTGTAATGAGAAATCATGCAGAAAATATTGAGTTACATTTCCGTAAATTTTCAGAGTTAAAGGACCAAATAAATGAAATAAAAAATATTTCAGATCTAAATTTAAAAGGAGGTATTAATCCTAATGATTCGTTAGATTATTTATCAACTTTAATTGATGGATTATACTATGCTTCTACACCTGGTATATACTCTAACGGATTAATTGCGCTCGAAGGTTTTTATACAATATTTAAGAAAATTGGAAACGAATGGACTAAAGCATTAGAATATCTACTTCCAACAATACCAGTAGATCAAAATTTCGATGGTTCTTCTTCAAATGCTCAAAGTGGAAAAGCTGTATCTCAAGCTATTTCTTCATTAGTGAAAGATGTTATCGGTGATAATTATTTAACACTCTACATCACATCAACAAAAGGCGATTTACTTGACATAGACGACTTAAACACAACATTAGTAGTTTCTGTAGATAGATATTTTAAAGATGTTACAAATGAAGTTATAAGTTGGCAATGGACACGAGAAAGCGGATTAAGCCAAGAAGCACAAGACGCTGATGAGATTTGGAAAATTGGTAAAACAACAAAAGATTTAGTATTGACTCCTGCTGATTTTACAGCTGATATTTTTGAATACGGACATACTTTTATATGCACTGCATTATTTGAGGGAAATAAAACAATTAATGGTAAAATAACAATTTAAATGAAACAAGGTACGACCAACATAAAGATAGTTTATAAACCGCTTAATACGTCAGTTAGTACGACTTTTTTAAGCGGTAATCCGAAACAGACTTTTGATTCTGATTCCGATACATTTCAACCAGATAGACGTATTGATCCATTAACAATTAAAGTCAATTGTTTAGTTTCCGACACTTACGGATTTGTTGATGGTAGCGTTAATGCTTCATTAACTGATATATCGTGGAAAATATTAGATAGTAACGGTGTATCAACAGATATTCTATCTACAAATAAGAATTACAAGATAGGTACAGGTGCTGAAAAAGGTCAATTGAGAGTATTCCAGAACGTGGACGAACTTGCTCCTATTACTATTGTCTTTACTGCATCATATTTAGAACCTAAATCTAAACGAATAGCTAAATTCCAAGAAAGTATTAATCTTAGCACCATTACAAGTTCGGCTACTCCTTTACAATTAGATACGGATATGCCAATGGGTGGAGCGTTATATGTAACAAAAGATACAGATAGATTACTTGCGAGAGGTAGGTTGTTTAGAGGAAAAGACGAAGTTCCTGCATCTTATTATTGGTATGATGCGAATGGAAATGAGTTGACAGACACCAACGGAATTACAGGTTCTAAAACCAAAATGATATCCATTCCATCAACGCAGATTTCTAAAAGTGGCTCAGTCATCAAATTAGAAGTTGGAGATGCTTCTGATTACTATAATTCATTGTTAGATGATGCTGTAATGAATGATAATCAAGTTGTTGAGTGGGTTGATTTATATATAAATAATGGTCGTAATTTACTTTTACAAACAACTACTTCAGAGATTAATTTAGTTGGAGGAGTTGATATTTACGCAGAAAAAGCATACAAAATCTCCAACTTAGAAAAAAACACAGAATATATTTTCTCAGTTATCGCTAAAGGCGATGAAATGACATTAATTTCATTTATTCCTAATGTTATTGTGGATTATAAAAGTCTCACAACTGAATTTAAACTTTATACTTGGAAATTCTCAACAAGTAATGAGCCTGCTATATTAGATTTTTTAATTCGTGCTCAAGCAGGGAAAAATATTACGATTACAAAGGCTAAACTCGAAAAAGGCAACAATGCAACTGATTGGTCACCAACTTTAGAAGATATAAACAATTTAATTAATCAGAAAAAGATAGAGTACAAAAATACCGTAAAATTACCAGATAATTACAGACCATCAACAAAACCTTTAAAAGTTTATAAAGACGATTTTTTACTTATAAAAAGATATCCAAGCTACACAGAAGAAGTGTTGGTTACTCAAGGTGGGATTGATGCAAGCGCAACATCTGTACAAGTAGAAATGGTTATCAAGACAAATCAAGGTGTGATTCAAAACCCAGAAAAATATTTTTCTGTAAAATGGTATAAGCAATCAAACGGAACTTATAAATACAACGGTTTTAAAGTTAATATCGCAATGGCAGATATTATTGCGTTACAATCTACGGGAGCAGAATTAGATTACGAACTAACAGAAATAAAATAATATGAGATATATTTTAATTAACGAACAATTAGCAATTGATTTGGGGATAATCGAAAAAAAACATTATTGCCGAACTGGCGAGAAAAAAGTAATTTTCAAAGAAGATATTTTAACCGTTTGGAAAGACTACAAAAAAGGGGTTATTGAAGATAACCAATTTGAATACATTGACACTAAAAAAGCATTAAAATTAATTGAGAAATGGACACAGTAAGAGGGCGTAGAACGATACGAGTAACAAAAAAAGGAGATACACTAAGTGCATCTTTAATATCAAATAAGCCATTGATAGCTAAATATCAAGATAATGTGGTAATTGGTTCGTGGGCATTAGAAGCAAACCAAAGGACAATTGTAGCACAGATTTTAACAACTTTATCTTCTTTGCCGATAGCTTCCACAAACATCTCTAATATCGAATGGAGATTCAATGGAGCTGTAATTGCAGACAACAATACTAACTTCACAAAAACAACCGCAAAAATAGGTTCAACAACCGTACCTGCGTTAATTGTAAAAGGTGATATTATGGCATCTATTACAACGGCATCAAGTATTGAATTTTCAGCAGATGTTTATTCGGGTGGTTATACAACTAAGATATATTGTTCAATTTCTGTACTTCGTGAACAAGTTTCTGCGAATACCTATACAGCGTATATCTTAGATAAGTCAGGTAGAGGAGCAACAATCACTACTGATACACCAACACTTGTTTTAGAGGCATTCTTAGAAAAAGGTGGTGTAGAAGTAACATCTGGATTGAATTACAAATGGTATAAAATGACTTTGAATAGTACTGAAGATGCTTCTGATGGAGTTACAGATAATAGGGTGTTAATTGCTAATGCTATAGGAAAGACTATTACATTAACTGCTAAGGATATTTCAACTTACGATACTTATCAAGTTGAAATTAGTGAGGGTTCGACATTTATAAAATCAGCTATCATTTCTGTTCGTGATGAAACAGACGCATTGGATATCCAATACAATATTACGGGTGCCGAGCAAAACTTGGATACAGGAGGTTCTGTAAGATATACTCCTAAAGTAGTCTTACAAGGTACAACAACAGTCGCTCCAGGCACTTGGACTTTTGCTTACCAGAAAGTTAAAACAGACGGTACATTAGTTGGCGCAAAATCTACGGGTGCAAGTTATACTGTTACATATGCAGATGTAGAAGTTGCAGGAGGAGAATTAGATGTCTTATTTGAAGCAACAGAAGCGTAATGGGAGTAGTTCGTGGAAAACGTTCAGTAAAAATAAAAGAGAAAATAAAAGCTGTGCAAATTCAAAGCACAGCAAATCTCTTTCAAGGAGCCGTACCTGCTAATATTACTTTAAAAGCTGTTCCACAAGGCTTCACAGCTTTGAATTACAAGTGGTATATTAATGCGGGCACAAGCATTGTGGGGACAAATCAAACTTTTATCATTGCTAATAATCAAGTTGAGACAACCAATGTATATAAAGTAGTAGTTACGAGTATTGACGGAGAAGATTTTGAAGCGACTATTTCTATTGCAAAAGTAAAAGACGGTAGTGCTATTGTAGCTTTGAAAAGATATAAAGATGAAATTGAAGCACAAAGAAATCAATTAGTAGCTTCTTTTAATTCGTTGTATAATAATCCTAAGATAGGTGAATATAAAAATACTTTAACGAGTAATTATAATAATTATACAACAAGGTACAATTCATTAATTAGTCAGATAAATACAATATTAGCAAGTAATACATACACTGACGCAAATGAAACTAGTCTTAACACTTATATAACCGATTATAAAAACTATCTAATATTGTTTGTTGAATCGTTAGAAATGGCATTAAAGCTTACAACTAATTATTTAGATGATACAATTGATAGAATTAATAAAGTAACTTCATTCTTAGGTACAACAATCGATGGAAATGTAATAGGAACAGGTGTTTTAATGGTCGGTTCTGAAACACAATCAAATGCGGGTGTTTCAGGATTAAATGAAGCTGGCTCAAAATCGGTTAGATTATGGGCTGGTGGTACTGCTCAAAATAGAGATAAGGCACGTTGGCAAATGCTAGATGACGGAATGGAAGTCGGTTATCATTCTAATGGTGTTTTAGCAAACGAAAGAGGTTATAATGGAAATGCATGGGTGTTTAATCTTTATAATGAACAAGGTCAAAAGACTTTTTCATTAGATTCAGAAAGAGGTTTGGTTCCAGTTCCATATATACCTCAGTCATTTACTAAATATGATGTTGTATATATAAATTATCCAGAAAATGTTGAAAGCAGTGTACTAAGAACAGATTTAATTAATAAACTTCAGCGAGTTTTAGATTTTACAATTCCTAATTCTCAATATTATATCATCTATTTAAATAAAGATTTGAGTATATGGGAGTATTTTAACGGTTCACATCCTAATAATGCTAATTTAACACAATATAATGGCTATAAGGCATTTGATAATAATTATACTCAAGATTGCGCTGACGGCTGGTATGGTTTTGATTTAAAAGATTTAGGATATGGTAAACTAGGAGAAGCTATTTTTACTTACAACCTTCAGTATATTAAACAAGGTAAAATAGTGAAAAATATAAATTACACAATTACAATTTAACTTAATAAATAATTTTAATGACAAATCAATTTAAATTAGAGCAACGCTCAACTACAGAGATAATTTCAGAAATTATCTCTGAGAATTACAAAGCTACTTATTCATTTAATTATGAAAATGGAACAAAACCGAAGGCTATATCTTTTAATTTGTGTAAAATAGACGCAGAAAACGATAGAATTCTTTCTGGAAGCTACTTAGCTGAAATAGGACAATTAGATTTTAAGGCGATAAAACCTATTGAAAATTTAGGAATTTTAGTTGACCACATCACAGAATCAAGCAATACAATTATTGAAAATTTAGGAATTTTAGTTGACCACATCACAGAATCAAGCAATACAATTATTGAAAATTTTATTGTGGAAACTGAGAAGTAACTAAGCTATATCTTTCTAAAAATAACTACAAAAACCCCACTTCGTTGATTTAGTTTAGAATACGTTAATAAATAATAGTGTCAGCACTTCCCTACTCCATTGATAAGATATTTGAGTATTAAACATTTACTCAAATATCTTTTTTTATGAAAACGATTTTATCATTTATACTCCTACAAATCGTCACAATTGCAGATGGCACCATCAAAGAGCGGTTACTGTCATCATCTATATTAGCAATTATTACCGCACCAATCGTTTACATTTTCGACAAATTATCCATTTGGACCATCGAAAATTCAACTTATATCACAATTGTTTGTGGTGCTATTTTAACAGATTGGTTCTTTGGATCAATCAAACATTTATTTTTTACCAAAACTTTCAGTTGGCGGGAAAACGCAGCGGGACTAACACTCAAAATATCTTTAGTAGTCGGAGGCGTTTTTTTGTTCGAATCGTTTCATTTTATTCTGCAAGATGTTTCATTTATTGAACAAATGCTAAAAATTGTTACACGATTGGTAGTATTCATTTACCCTGCAACTTCTGCATGGAATAATATGGCTATCGTATCCAACGGAAAATTTCCACCTCGAAAATGGTTAGAAAAAGTAGATGATTTCTACAACAATCTTGATCTAAATAAATTCAAAAATAAAAAAGAAGAAGAATGAAAAAATACGCATTAGTTGTAGGACATACTTCAACAAAAGACAAAGGCGCATATTCAGAAAACTTGAAAATTTCTGAGTTCGATTATAATCTGAAAGTAGCACAAGCAATACAAGCAATGTGTCCAGAAATGTTTGACATTTACACACACGAAACGCAAGACTATTATATGCGTCAGAAAGGTTTAGCCTATAAACTAAATCAAAAGAAGTATGATGCTGTTTTCGAATTACATTTCAATGCAGCTTCTCCAATTGCTAATGGAACTGAGTGTTGCTATTATTTCGCTTCCAAAAAAGGATTAGCCATTGCTCAAAAAATATCATTAGCAGTTATGATAGAATTCAATACACGACTACGTGGAGATAAAGGTGCAAAACCTTTGGTAAATAAAAACGATCGTGGCTATTGGTTTACGTACTTACCAAAAGCTCCAGCTGTTATCATCGAATCTTTTTTCGGAAGTAATGCGGTTGAATCTGAGAAATTCAGAGATATCAATCGATATGCAAAAACATTATTTAATGTAATAAAATCACTTTAATATGCACAGAACAAAAACAGCAAAAATTCTTATTTGTATAGGAATAGGATTAAATATTTTAAGTTGCTCCATCAGAAAAACGGACAAAGAAAAAGGACATGAAAAAATGCATTCCGAAATTTCGGAACAAACAAATTTGTCTGTAGATCAGGAACAATCAACGATTGAAAATTCTTTCATCGAAAGAAAAGATTATTCGAATTGGTTCAATTTTGAGTACAAACCATTGTTTGATCAAAATGGTCAAATCATTCCGTTGATAATCGAACAAACAAAAAACGGACAAACAGAAAAACTCGTTATTTCTGGTGCAACTGTAACTGGAGGTCAAAACGATTCAAAACAATCAGAAGAAAAACGAACCCAAACGATTAATCGTTATATTTCAAATATTACATACAAATCTGAGATAACGTATAAATCGGTTATCAATTACAAAACAGTTCTCAAAGAAAGATTTTCATTTGGACCACAATCCATCTATATGATTTGTTTGTTAGGGATTACCATTGTTTGCGCTGTTTTAGCTTTTACTGGGCATTGGAATTGGATACAAAATGTATTCAATAAAATCAAAAAATACTTTTCAAAAAGTAATAAATAGTTTCAATTTAAATAAGTTTTCCAATCTATTAACGACATCAATTGTCGCAATCAAAAAGTAGATTTACGACAAGTAAACGCCAATATACTATTTAGAAATGAATGAAGATTTATTGGGTAAGCCTATTTCAGAACTTACCACAGAAGAAAAAAATTTTTTATATAAAAGATTGCTAGAACTATTTTTAAATTGGAATGGATCAGAAAACGCTTCAGAAACAGATGATCGATTCGAAACTCAACAAGCTGTGTTTTATTTTCTCAATCGATTAGATAAAGAATAAATCTTCACAAGCACTCTATTGTATAGGGTGCTTTTTTTGTGTCAGTTGATTTTTGGCTATATCAAAGGATATTAGCGTAAAATCATTCGTATGAGTACAGAAAAAAAACAAGATATCCTGGACATTATAGTTCATCTAGAATTATCACCAGTTGATAAATTCAATCAACTATTACGTGAATATCAAAATCACGATAAGCGTAACAAAAACATTCTTCAATCCTTGAATAGACAAGGATATTCGGCTAACTCGTACAACAAGTTAGTGTACGAAATCAAGAAAATCTACAATATTTCGGATGTTGAAGCCAAAACGCATGTTTTACCAAAAGAAACAGAAAACTGTCCTACGTGTATTCCTACAACAAATGTTGCACAAACAAGTGATTTAATAAATACTGAAAACAAAAGTACTGATGAAGTTCCAAAACTGAGAGAAGAATTTCCTTTCTTGAATCAAGAAAATACACCAGATGAATTCAAAATCTTAGTTGCAGATCGTATTACGATTTTTAAAAAGTTAGCAGAAATGCGCGGGATCATCGAGGACCCAAATACATCAGAAGAAATTCGTGTAGAATTAGCTCCTAAAATTGCAGCTGCAGACGAAGCAAATGATGCAATTTGGAAAGAATTGAACCATTACCAAGAAACTGGAGAAGTTTTAGGTGAACACGAAATTTTTTCAAGACTTTCATTAGAGCGTAAAATCGAATCGATGACTGCTGCCGAAAAAATACAGCGTGTTGAAACGATTAAAGGTCAAATCAGAACTGCTAAAATGCACAGAGGTAGTGCCGATAAAAAAGGTAACGCTGGAAAAGTTGCAGAGTTTGATGGAAAAATTAAAAACTACGAATTAGAAATTAAATTAATCACAAAATCATTGGAGAAAGCCAATAATGAGTAGATTTTTTGATCTAAATAAAAAGCCAAGTGCGAATGATGCGGAACCCAAACAAACGAAGCCTTTCGAAACAAAATTTCTCTTAAATCATTACGAGAAAGTAAAAAATCTGAACAAAGATTTAGAAAGGCTTCCGAGTGAGGGCGAACAATTCTGGTTACAAAGCGATACGCAGTTTAATGCATTTACATTTATTCCCTTTATCACGCAATACGAAACGATAGAGCATTTATATGCCAGTACCTATTCTATTGCAATTCGTGTAGTTGATTCGTTAATCGAATTGCACGAAAATGGGAAAATAGACCAAATAACCTTGTTAATTTCTGATTCGTTGAAACAACGAAATCCGAAAACAATAGATAAGATTATGGCTTATGCAAATCATTATCCAAATCTGCATATCAAATTCGCTTGGAATCATAGCAAAGTAGCCTTAGCCAAAACAGCATTCGGACATTACATTATCGAAGGTTCGGGAAATTGGTCTGAGAACGCGCATTACGAGCAATACACCTTTACCAATTTACAGGACGCATTCGATTTTCGAATGAAATTATTTACAGAAACTATAGAACGATAAAAAATGAAAGACATTCAATCAGTAATAGATAGATTAGAAAATATCAATGCTAATCTTGAAAATCCACATATGCCAGACGCAATACATGTTGAAGCATTGAAAGAAATTGTCCCTGAAGTTATTAAAGATTTAAAAGGATTGAATAACGAAATATTTTTCTCAGTAAATGGAGAAAATTATACACGTGTAGATTTAGAAAAAGCATACGAAAGTTGGAATAGAGAATTTTCAGAAACACCAGAAAATTTTTATCCTGACTTTAAAGATACAACTGGTGCAGATTCTGTTGCTGCATTAATCATGTATTTAGAAAAAACTAAATCAGAATAACAAATGAAAGCTGAGCGATTACATAAAGCCATCGAAGCAATCGAAGATTTTAATCATTCGTCTCAGCTTCCTTTTCCAGAATTTGTCAAACAAATGATGATTCGCGAAGAATTTCCGAAACTTGTTGCAGAATTACGAGAAGCCTATAACGAAATCTATCAAGAAAATGAGCCAAAACCTAATATACACCACTCCTCTTTTAATATCAGAGGAGGACTACGAAAAGATTGAAACATTGGCAGCAATGAATTATACGATTCGTCAGATGGCTTCGTATTTAGAATTGCCATTTGTTCATTTTGATTTATTAGCACACGAAAAAACTTCTCGTGTATATGAATGTATAACACGAGGTCGTTTGCAAACAGATTTTGTTATAGATAATTCGTTACAAGAAAATGCTAAAAAAGGCAATTTAACTGCCATACAACAAAGGGAAAAAAACAAAGAACAAAAACGAATAGAAGAAATTAAAGCAAACTTTTTTGGATGAGTAAGATTGACGATATAACGCTTGATGATATTTACCTGTTTATAGAAATGTATTCAGGTAAAAATGTAGTGATTCCAGAAGACAAGAAACCGATTATGGATTACATGGATTTGTTAGACAAAATTCGTGCAATGGATAATCGTATTGCTGAGTTTGGTAGTCGCGAACATATTATCAAATATTTGATTGTTCATCATAGTTTATCTCGCTATAAAGCTTCACAAGCTTATGAAGACGCAATGGAATTTTACTATTGCGATTCACAAATCTCACGTGAAGCTCTGCGTAATCGTATGGCTCAAAAAGTAGAAGCACAAATTAACGCAGCTCTTTTAATGGCTAATACTGCAAAAGATTTTATTGCTGCAATAAAATTATGGAAAGATGTATTTCAAATGCTTGGTTTGGATAAAGAAGATCCACCAAAATTGAATGCAGAAGCTGCAGGAAAAATGGTTGCCTTGTATTCGTACGATTTCAAAACTTTAGGGTTAGAATCTGTTGTTGATAAAAACAGAGTGAAAGAATTTATTGAAACTTCTCCATTAACGGAACGAGAAAAAGAAATCGCAATGCGTGAATCATTGATATTACCACAAAAATTATTCCCAGCAGAACATGAGAATCTCCGTAAGTCCGAATGATCCATTAGTTGAACCTCGATTTGCTTCGTGGTTTAAGATGATTATGGATTGGGTTGCACCAAAAAACTATTACGGTATTTCTGGACGTGCAACAGCAAAATCATCTGATATTTTAGCAGAACGTTCTATTGCGATTGCAGAAAATATGCCTGGAGCATATTTTGCGTGGGTTGCCGATACCTACGAAAATGCGATAGGAAATGTACGTGATGCATTGATAGAAGGTTGGAACCGTAAAGGATGGGAAGAAGGAATACATTATGTATTAGACGAACGTCCACCCAAGCATTTTGGAAAACCTTATAAGTCTCCAAAATCATTCAAACACACCATGTCTATTTACAACGGCAGCTTTTTTAAAATCGTTTCGTTAGCTCAGCCTTCGAGTGCGGCAGGTAATTCTTACCAACATTTATTTGGTGATGAAGCTAAATACTTTAATGAAGAAAAGTTAAAAAAATTGACACCTGCTATTCGTGGAGAATACACCAAATTCTCAGAATCTATATATTATAGAGGACGAACGTTTACGACAGATATGCCAAATCCAGTTGAAGGTGAATTTGATTGGATCATGCAACAAGAAAAGAATATGGATGTGGATCAAATAAAATTGATTATTTCCATTTTTGTTGAATTGAACGAATGTAGAAAAGATTATTTTAAAGCAACTAAAAATCGTGATCCTTTAAAATTAAAATCAGTACAGAAAAGATTAGTAAAATTACAAGGTTATTACAATCGTGCACGTAGAGATAGCACGCTATTTATGATTGGTTCTACTTTTGCAAATCTTGAAATTTTGACACTTGGGTATTTCGAAGATACGTTGGAAGGAGGTAATATAGAAGATTTCAAAACAGCTATTTTGTCTATGAAACCTGGTATTCCACAAGGTGCAAAATTTTATACCAATCTTGGAACGCATCATTTTTTTGAAGATGGTTTAAAATTAGATTTTATTGACAATTATTTGTTACATGAAGAATTTAAGCCTACCGCAAAAAACATGCGATTTGAGTATTACGATCCTCAATTGCCAGTATCTGCAGGTATGGATTTCGGAGATATGATTTCGATGGTAACAGGTCAAGAACGTGGGAATTATATTTATGCACTTAAAAATATTTTTGCCGTTCCAGACGAAAATGATAAAATTATTACGGAGCAAAGTTTTACGTTAAATAAAGTTGCAAAAGAATTTGTAGAATTTTACAAAGGACATAAAAATAAAACCTTGTATTTGTTTTATGACCGTTCAGGAAATGCGTATCAAAACATCAATCGAGATTGGGCGAATGATACCAAGGTAGCGATTGAAAGAGCTGGTCAAGAAATAGGCGAAATATGGGAAGTAGAATTGATGTCGCGTGGACAAGCAAAAATAGATCAAGCAGAAGAATATCGTTTTATGACCAAATATTTATCAGAAGGTATTGCGGGTATTCCAGATGTAAGAATTTATAAGAATTTCAACAAAGAATTAAAATCTTCTTTAGAAATTACCAAAATAAAAGTGCGTAAAAATAGCAAAGGTGAAACAGTGATAGAGAAAAACAAATCATCCGAAAGTTTACCTTATCGTTTACGACCTATGTATTCTACTAACTTTTCGGATGCGTTCAAATATTGGTTAATGCGTCGTGATTGGCGTATGTTATCAAAATCAAATAACAGCGAATCGTCTATCATTCCAGATGTGGGTATCTTTTGATTTCTTACATAACATTTTACATTGTTTTTGATTGTAATTTGTTATTTTTGAGAAAATTAATTATATGAAAGTATCTTTTGATTTTGATAATACTCTAAGTAGGCAAGATGTTCAAGATTATGCTAAATCTTTAATAAAAAAAGGAGTAGAAGTATTTATCATTACTGCAAGATTTAATGAACTTAGAAAATCATTTTTTAAACAAAATCCTACAAATGACGATTTGTGGAATATTTGTTATAAAATTGGTTTATCAACTAAAAATGTTATTTTCTGTAATATGGAAGATAAATCCACAGCTATATTAGACACTGATTTAGTTTGGCATTTAGATGATTGTTGGGTTACTTTGAATGACATAAATTCAAATACAAATACACCTGCGATTGATGTAACAAAAAAGGATTGGAAACAAAAATGTAATAAATTGTTTGAAAAACAGAATAAACAAAAAAAATCAAATTAGAATTTGCCTTCGGTGAGATTTTGTCCAAGAAATGATTAAATTGATTGGGAACAAAATCCGCCGAAGGCGACGCGGAAAAAAAGCCTTTTTATGAAGGCTTTTTCTAATTACACAAACTTTAATCTAAATTTATTGGTTCTACTTGTGCATTCGAAAAAATAAAAGCTAACGGAAAGAATGAAAATTCTTTTTCTTCCTCATTTTCTTCAACTTCTTTTTTTCGTTTCTTTCCCCAAACTAAAAAAGCTTTTTAGCCTTTCTTTACTTTGAATCCTTTTTCTTTCCAACCTTTAAAGGTTAAAAATTCGTTGTGCATAGAATTTCTGTACATGAATTTTACTAATATTTCGTTTATCTTCATTTCGGGATATTCTTCTTGATAAACTTTGGCTAAATTGCTTAAATGGATTAATTTTTGTCTTTTTTCGTTTACTTGTTTTTTCATGGCTTATAAAATTTTGTTTTCTAAAAATGAATATGAATCGAATTCGGTTATAATTATGTGGTCAATCAAATTGATATCTAAAATCTCGCATCCTTCTTTTATTTTTTGCGTGATTCTTATATCTGCCTGACTTGGTTCGAGTTTTCCGCTTGGGTGATTGTGTGATATGATTAAGGCTGTAGCTAAACAATTCAAAGCTGCATTGAAAATCATTCTAACATCTACGCTAGTTTGTGTCAAACCACCTTGTGAAACTTTTAAAAATCCTTTAACTCTTAAACTATTATCAAGAAATAAGACAAAAAAAGATTCATAAATCATTATACTACCATCGTATAAACTTCTTAAAATCAATTCGGATTGATTATGATTATTAACTATTTTATTCAACTCAAACGATTCATTTTTGACAGCTTTCAATTTGTATTCTGTCGAAAATTCTGAAACTATAATATTGTGCATAACTTAAAAAACATATTCCTCGTAATCGCTTGGAGTGTCTGCGTTGTTGATAAATTGTTGAGCAATTTCAAAAGCTAAGTTGAAAGCGTCTGCACCTTGTTTTTTATAAAATCTGTAATCTTCCCAGTTGAACAAATGAGAAAAACCATTTTCGTGAAGTATGTTTAAAACTTTGTCAGAAGTTTTAGAAGTTGTATTTTTGTACATGATAATAAGATTTTTTTTTGCTAAAAGGATTTTTATTTCAAGCCTTACAGAGCGCCAACTCCGTAAGGCATTTTTTTTGTTAGATATTGAAGTTTAAAAATTCTGTTTCTGCTTTTTTTGTAACCTGGTCTAAATCTTTTTCGATTACTTCAATAACTTTTGATAAGGTTTCGGAATTATTAAGAGAAAAGTCAAAACCTTGCGAATTTTGAATAGTTATTTTATTCGCTGTGCTTTCCATACTTGCAACAAACAGGGCAAATTCTTCGTTTTTTCTTCTTAAAAACTCAACTTTTTCGCTCAGTTTATTAAGAATTTTTAAGTTTGATATTCGTTTGTCTGGGCTTGGATTACTATCTAACAATAAATTGATTTGTTCCTTAGCTTTTTGCTTCTCCTCTAATGTAACAGATTTCGTACTTTTTTCAATTTTAGTAACGTTTTTAGCTTGTGGCGTGTCTACTGATTTTTGCATCTTTATAAATTTTTAAATGTTTGATTAACAATGTTTTTCATTGCTTTTTTACTAACGTAAAGATACAAAAAACTAAATAAAATCCACGTGTTTACGTGTAAAAAGTTGGTTGTAATTTGTTATATAGAATAATTCTAAAGAGTGTAATTTATTATATTAAAACATCAAAAATTATACTTAAAATAAAAATTAAAAATCATAAAACATTGATAAACAACAAACAATCCTATTTTTAAAAAAATAGGATTTTGTTTGTGTGGAGATTGACACCGCCCCGCTCAAAAGCTACTTTCAACGTTAAAAAATTTGAAAAATTTGAGAAATATGGCATTTCTTTAGAATTTCGGAAAATTCGTGTAAAAGCATTTTTAGGCGATTTCTTGATATTTGAAAAATCGTTGAAAAAACCTCAAAAAAACATAAAAACGTCTTAAAAAGCCTTAAAATAAGCCTTTACCTTTTGCATTTTCAACCAATATTACATTCAACCATTGGTGAATACCATTCTATGCGTCAGTGTTTGAGAACATCTAATAGATGATATTAGCATCATGTCTACATTACATTACATGACAGCGATAAAGCGAATGAAGCAATTTAGTGCAGTTGATATTCCATTTTCATTTGAGTATATCAAATTGAATGGTGAACACAAAGTAGTTAATGCAGCTACTCTACGTTCAGGATATCGCAATAATCAATCTAAGAGAGCTAAATACTTAATCGCTTATTATGATCATGATGAAGGAACAAACAGACAATTTCATCGAGCATTATTAATCAAACTAAACGGAGTAAACGTTACGCTATGAGTACTACTAACATTCAATATAATTTTGTAAATCAATTTGATAATAAACCTTATCGTACTTTAAAGGAAGGTAATGACATCATGATGATTAACGATGTCGGTGCGGTTTCATTTTCAACCATAAAGAATCCTCGTGAAGATAATAGAACAAATGCAGAGCTACGAGATTCTTTCAACTGGACAGATAAAGTATATAACATTGGAGATTATGCTATCTTCCCTTATGGTGATTATAACAACTTACCTGATGTTATACGAGATGTAGTATCACGTAACTATATTGCACCAGGATTATTAACCAAGAAAAGAAATTTACTTTGGGGAAATGGTCCTAAGTTATACAAAGAAGTATTTGATGGTGATCTTATCACACGTGAGTTAGTGAGAGATAAAGAAATAGAACATTGGTTAAATTCTTTTGATTATAAAGATTACTTACTGCGTTGTCTTAAAGACTACAACTATATTGAAGCTACAACCACACGTATAGAACAAGGAAAAGGCTTTTACATAGGCGAAAACTTTATATCAAAATTAGTTCACGTTCCTGCGAATAGAGTTCGTGCAGCTGCTATCAATGGTTCAGATAATCATATCGAAGGAATTCCCACGCATGTAATCGTTAATAACAAAACTTCTCAATACTTTGTCGCTGATGAATTCTGCAAAGTATATCCATTGTTCGATTGTTGCAATCCTACTGCACACGCCAACTCAATTATGTACAGTAATGAATATTCATTCGGAATAGATTTTTATACACTTCCTGATATATTTGGAGCATTAGAATGGTTAAGACGATCTACAGCGACTCCTTTAATATTAAAGTCTTTCACCGATAATTCAATCAATCTAAAATTTCATGTAGAATCACCAGATAAATATTGGGAGAAGAAAAGGGAAGAATTAAAGAAAAAATGTCAAGAAAAAAATATTCCTTGGAAAGAAGAATATATGAAAGAGTATGAACGTGCAGTATTCGAAAAGATTACAGAAGTTCTTTCAGGTGCAGAAAATGCAGGTAAAATGTGGCACACAGTACGAATAACAGATACAGATGGCAACAACTTAAAAGAATTTGGTTGGACAATAAAAGCGATAGATCAGAATGTAAAAGATTTTATTTCTGCTCAAATTGATGTTAGTAAACGTGCCGATTATGCAGTAGGTGCAGCAGTTGGTTTACATTCTGCGTTAGGTAATATTTCCGAAAGTGGTAAGTCAGACAGTGGTTCAGAACAATTGTATGCTCATCAAACTTATCTTTCAACCAATATCAATGTTCCGGAGGAAATTTGCTGTAAAGCAACCAACACAGCATTGCGTGTAAACTTTCCAGATGCAGATGTTCGAATAGGCTTTCACCATGTAGGCGTACGTAGACAACAGGACGAATCATCAAAAGACAGAGCAATCAATCAATAATACTATGAAACTATTAATCAAAAACAATAAAGAATTAATCAAGTATCTACCAATGTTAGATGCTTCAATTACATTCGATAGATTAACTCAGGATTTAATTTTAGCAACAGAAGAAGTTGTAAAAATTATTGGAGATAATATGTACGATCATGTGGTTAACTTGTACGAAAATCCAACCGAGGATGTAAAAAAACTAATTGATGTAGTTGCATATCCTATCGCGGTTGATGCTTATCGTAAATATGTTATTCAAAACGATGTTGCTCACACGAACGAAGGGCGTAAGGCAAGACTGAACGAATACGAGAAAATGCCTTTCGAATGGATGATTGACCGCGATAACAAATCATCTGAAAAAAAATACTACAAAGGATTAGATCGTTTGATTGAGTATTTGGATAAAAATAATCCGAACAACTGGAAATCAACCAAAGAATATAAATCATCATTTACATCATTGTTCCGTAGAACATCAGAGTTCGACGAATACTTTTCTATTGAATCTCGTTTATTGTTAATGAAATTAGTTCCTGGTGTAAACAAATGTATCACCGAAGAAATAATACCAAGAGTTACACAAGTAGTTTGGAACGACATAGTAACTAAGTTGACCGCTGGCGAAACAGTTCCAAACCTTGTGTTACTTTCAAAAATAAAGGCTGCATGTGCATATTATGCGATGAGTTGGGGAGTGTTGCGAATGTCTGCAACATTATTTCCAGAAGGTATTTTACAAAACTATGTAGCTTCAAAAATGCAAGTTCCTGCAAAACAAGAAATCGGAGTAGTAGCAAAACTATTTGAGAACGATTATCAATCAATTCTTTTAGACATCGAAAAACTTGTTGCTCCAGAAGTTGTAGAAAGTACTGAAACAATTGACATCAAATCGTTGATTGATATTGATCCAAACTCAAAAATATTTTCAATATGATTACCATTCATTTTCCCGAAAAAAATATTTATAAATATTTCCCCGAGCATTTAGAAGAATGTAACGAAAAAGAATTCATCAGTATTGCACGTTTTGCGTATGCGCAACAAACAGGTAAAATATCATTAGAACAATTCAAAACATTGACTGTTTTCGAATTATTAGATATCGACAAGAAAGCACACAAAAGCAAAGACGAAGATTTTTGGGCAAACATTGCCTACTTATCTGAGTTAGTAGATAATTTCTTTGAGATTGACGAAGGAAATAAAATCTATCGATTAAACATCGATTATTTAATGCCTAAAATAGAATCATTCGAATATTTTAAAACCAAATATTATGGACCAACTGATCCATTAAATCACATTTCATTTGGACAATGGATAGACGCCACCGAATTAATCTTAGAACATCATCAAGAATATTCAGAAGAAACGTTTACACGTTTATTGGCTATTTTATTCTTGAGAAAAAATGAAGAATATCCAACCAAAAAGATAAGCGAATTCTTAGAAAAGCGAACAAAGCATTTCAAGTACATAGACAAAGGCATTCAATACGGAGTATTTTTATTTTTCACTTCATTTATGAATTACCTCAATTCTGCGAGCGTGGATATTGCAGGTAATGAGATTGATTTATCCATCATTTTTGACAATGATTCCGATTTCAAATCCTCTATTCCAAGCGTGGGTATTCGTTCCACAGCTCATACAATTGCACAATCTGGTGAGTTTGGCGATTACGAAAAAGTACGTCAAGTTCCTTTAGGCGAAATTATGCTGAGAATGTATGAGATGAAGAAAAATTATTTAGACGAAAAAACAAAATCTGAAAAAACAAAATAAGATGATTGATATACAACGTTTATACGAATTTGGATTAGAAATAAAAGCTTCTAATATTGGCATCAATCATTTTCGAATGGTAGATGGTCCAGATAAATTAGTCGAATCATTGAAAGATTTGACAAACGAAGAAAATCACGTATTAATTATTGTTCTACCTTCTCACAGTTCTAACGGTTCAACCAGTTTTGATGATTTAGATTACAATAATTTTACCCAATTTTCAGTCTTAGAAAAGTTTGATATCAGATTGATTGAAAATAATTTTGATGAGATGTCCGTATTCTTCCGAACATTGGATACAATGAAGAAATTAATTGATAAGATGACAAATGATTTTTACGAGCGAGAGGAATTTTGCGGATTAATGAGTAGCATCAAAGCAGGGACTTTACAAATAGATCCTGTAAGACATCAATCCGAAATGAGTGGTTATTCGTTAACATTTACTTTCTAATTATGAACCTACTGGAGATACGCGAACGTAACGGAAATGATGTACTAAAAAAACAATTCATTCAAAAAGTATTATCGGAGCAAGGAAACGAGATGATACAAGCGCAAAATAAAGCCATGCGTCAAAGAGGTTTTACAACCAGTGCGTTTTATGATAATTCGTTTTCGGTATCAAATGATACCTTGCAATTAGATATTCTTAAGCTTCACCGATTTGTAGATATGTCAACCAGAGATTCTGCAACAGGAAAGCACAAAAAGAAATCACACCCTATTTACAATCGTATTGTATTTGGACATTTACCTAACATCGTCAACGAATTATCATTTGGCTTTTCAGATGCAGTGATCCAAGAATTGAAAGAATTAGAAAATAATTTTTAATAATATAATTTATATCTTCTAAGAAGATTTGAATTGTTTTTCATGCATATTTCTAAAGCATAGTTACGCCAATAACTATGCTTTTTTTTGTGTCAGCTTCTCTACTACATTTCTGATATAAATTGCCTTCAAATACTACAACATGAAGGTTTTAAACGAACTTAGAAATGGACTTTGGGCTTTTGATGCATTTTCTGCAATTAACTATTTCGGAATAGTTGACCAATTCTTAGCAGGTAAACTTCCTGTAAATGCATTAGGAGATAAACCAGAAGCCATTAGCTATTTAGCAAATGATTATGGTGAGAAAGTTTCACCTGAAAATTTGAAAGAAAAAACGTACGCTGTCGTAGAATTAATTGGTCCAGTAACAATGTACGATACTTGTTTTTCTTGGGGAGCCGAAAGCATCGTGAGAAGAATAGAGATGTACAACAACGATGATAGAATTAAAGGTATAATACTAAAAACAGACACTCCAGGAGGTTCTGTACAATCTATAAATCCATTCATAGACTTTGCATCTAAAAAGAAAAAAGCTTTGATTTCCTTATGTGATAATGCTTTATCACTTGGTCAATGGTCAACAGATATTATTAGCGATCATAAAATGGCTTCAAATACAATATCTGCACGATTTGGTTCTATCGGAGTAGTATCAAGTTTTTATGGTTACAAAAAAATGTTAGAAAACCAAGGAGTTGACGAACATGTCGTTTACGCAGACCAATCTGACTGGAAAGGTAAAGTTTTCGAACAAGCTTTAGAAGGTGATTACAAATTATTGAAATCTGAATACTTGAATCCTATGGCAGAAAAATTTCAAAATGCTGTAATCGAAAATCGTCCAAACCTTGATCAATCTGTAGAAGGTATTTTGAATGGAAGAACATTCGGAGCGGAAGATTCTTTAAAATATGGTTTGATTGATTCTATTGGAACAATCGAAAACGCAATCGAGATGATTAATATAATTAATGAAATAAAATATAACTCTTAAAATTCTCTAGACAATGATTTGGAATAAAATGAAAGCTTCAGCCGCTTATGTTATGGCATTTTTAGGCTTAGAAGAAATCCCAGTAAAAGAAGGTAAGGTTGATTTTGAACAAGATCAACGTACAAAAATCGAAGAAAAATTAGG